TTTTTTATTATGCTTTTACGTGTTTTTAAATAAAATACGGATGACTATGGAAAATGTAAAGTTATTGTTCTGCGGAACACAAGAAAGCCAAACATCTGAAACGAAATTAGAATTGTTTGCAACAAATGACAATGATATTATTATCATTATGGAAGGAGATGGTATTCAGTTAATGAATATTAGTAAAGAAACTGCAATTCGTTTATGTAAAGAATTAAAAAAACAAATTGCTTTATTGGATTAGTTATGGCTGAAGGTAAGAAAAAAGTAATTGTTTACGCCGATTGGATAAATCAATTTAAAGATCTGACTGATGAAGAAGCAGGTAAATTAATAAAACATTTCTTTGAATATATTAACGATTTAAACCCTGTTAGCGACAGATTAATTGAATTATTATTCAACCCTATAAAAGCAACATTAAAAAGGGATTTAGAATCATGGTTAAATAAGCAAAAAACTAATAAAGAAAATGGTTTAAAAGGTGGTAGACCTAAAAAAACAGAAACCCAAAATAACCCAAATAACCCAGTCGGTTTTTTAGAAACCCAAAATAACCCACAAAAAGGCGTTAGTGTTAATGATAATGTAAATGATATATATTCTTTTAATGAGTTTTGGTCTGACTATGGTAAATCAGTAGATAAAACTAAATGCAAAGCTAAGTTTGAGAAATTATCGGATGAGATAAAAATTAAGATAAAAGAGGTGCTACCTTTGTACGTTAAATCAACTCCAGATAAACAATTCCGTAAAAACCCACAAACATGGTTGAATGGTGAATGTTGGAATGACGAGGTCAAAACCATAATGAAAGAAGAAACGGTTGAAGAAATGAATGATCGTATGCTGTATGAGAATGTAATGAAAAAAATAAACATGTATCATGCTAAAGACTAAAGGAAGTGATATAGACTACCTATTGAACTACCACAGCGGTAGAATTAAAATGGGTGACGGAATAGGTTGTGGATTAGATGACTTCTTTAGACAAAAAAGAGGTGAGTTAAATTTAATCCTTGGACATGATAACGTTGGAAAGACGTATTTCATAAATTGGTTCTTTCTTTGTCATGCTATCATAAACAACCATAAGGTAATAATGTGGTCAGGAGAAAATAAAACAGGAACGATATTGCGTGACATGGTGCAGATGTATTCGGGCAGGCATTTTAAAACTCTATCTGTGAACGAAATCACGAACTATTCGATGTATTTAGAGCAGTATTTTGACTTTGTAGATAACTCAAAGTTGTATAAGCCAAACGAACTACTTAAATTATTTGAAGAATCAGACGCACAGATATGCCTTATAGACCCTTTTACGGGGTTAGATAGGGAAATGGGTTACGAGAGCAATTATAGGTTCTTAAATCAAGCGAGACAATTCGTAAATCAAACTCAAAAGACCTTATACATAAACACCCATCCAACTTCTGAAAGTGGTCGTAATGGAAACTTGTATACGGATGGCGAATGGAGAGGTCACTTAAAGCCACCATTGAAAGACCATGTTGAGGGCGGTAAGGCTTTTTTGAATCGTATTGATAATATGATTGTAGTGCATAGGCTAATAAAACACGAAACAATGAAGTTTATGACAATGGTAAACGTAGAAAAGGTAAAAGATACGGACACAGGAGGAAAGATTACAGGATTAAACGACCCTGTGATGTGCGAATATAATTCTGGTTTAGGTTTTAAGGTAGGTTTTGTTGATCCATTAGCACCACATAGACCAAAAGTAAAATCAAATAATTTATTTTAACCATGGATAGAGAACTTTACATAATGAAAAACATGGCTACTTTGAACCTTACGTATTGGAAAGTAAAAACAAGCCGTGAGGACATAGAAACTAAGCACCCAACACGAACTGATTTAATTAACTCGATGAAAGCAACGGAGAAAGACTTGCTCGAAATATCGGAATGCATGAAATATTTTGACCGAGAAATTGAAATAGTTAAAAAACAAAACTTTAATTTAACAAAACTTTACCATGAACTACTGGTAGAGGTAACGGAATTGAGACGAATAAAAAACGAACAAATAAATAATTTTTAAGATGCAAGTAAACGATTATAACACAGACTATATAGATGTAACCTATCAAGGTAACGAATATCTATTAACACAGGTAGACATGACTACCTACATTAACTCGGACTTTTACGGAGTTGTAGAGATTCATTCATTAGTAGCACACATTTGCCCAGAGTATGGTGATGATATTCGTGTAATGGTAGATGACAAGTTCATTGAACAACTTGAAAAAGAGTTAGTTGAGTGGATGGATTGGGAAGAGGTCTCAAATCAGCAATATTGGAATCGAATAGAGTCACTTTTTCCTGATGATGATGTTTTAGAAGATGAAGATTATTAACGTTTTGCAACTTGGCGAACCTTGGAAGTGTACGTTATTTTGCCAAATTGCTGTTAGTAGGCGTTTTATTCACACAGTAAATTTAAAAGTATATGTTAAAAAAAGTAAATAGAGAAGAAATTACAGTTGAAAATTATAGGTTAATTTTAGACAAAGAAACTCATCATAATCATATAATTATTGAAGATGAAAATGGAGTTTTAAGGTGGAAAGAAAACAAAGATGTACAACACTTTCTTAAAAATATTTCTTTAAATGATTTATGTCCTCTTTTAAAGTGTTTAGGTTACGACAAAAATTCAGAAGTGTATAGAAAGTTATATAGAGATATGGGATACTCATTGAATGGTTATTGGGAAGTATTTTATTGGGATTGGAATAATGAAGATTCGGATGAGTACGTTCCAAATGCCTACTAACACCCGTATAGGAGAACATTAGTTGCGCTTATACTTTGTTAAAATAAAAATATATGAAGAAATGTAAAGTATGCAAAGCTGAGTTTAAGCAAGTCTATTCCACTACTCAGTCAACTTGTAGTGTAACATGTGCTGTGCAATTAGCTAATCAAAAAAAGCAAAAGGATTGGGAGAAAAGAAAGCGTAGCGTAAAAGAGGAACTAAGAACGATTCAAGACTATATTAAAATCGCACAGCAAGTATTTAATAAGTACATAAGGCTTAGAGACCAAGGTCAACCATGCATTGCATGTGGAAGTAAAGAAATGAAGAAAGTAAATGCATCACATTTTTATTCCGCTGGTGGACATTATGCAGTCAGGTTTGATGAGCGAAATGTACATAGTGGATGTGAGCATTGCAACACTTTCTTGAGCGGTAATCTGTTGAAGTATAGAGAGAATTTATTAGCCAAATTAGGTTATGAAGAGTTTGAAAGGTTGAGTTTTGATGCGATGAAAACACGAAACTACACCAAAGAGGAACTAAAAGAAATAATAGAGACCTACAAGAATAAAATAAAAGCCTTAAATTAGTAGGCGTGAATAAGAATAGAATGCTTACCGAAGTAGCCAAGCATCATAAAGAGTGGTGTAGAATAGTTAAAGGCTTTGGCGAATCAAATTACACGGAAGATGTAGTACAAGAAATGTACATTCGTGTTTACAAATACGGACAAGAGGACAAAGTAATAACGCCAAACGGAGTTAACAAGTCATTCATTTGGTTTATGCTTAGAAACATTTACTTGGATGTATGCAAGCGTAGGAATAAAGTTGATGAGGTTAAACTAACTGAGGATTTTAAGCTACTTAGTCCAGATAGCGACCAAGAAAAACACGAAGCATACAAGCGACTACTTCAAAAGATGAACCAAGAGATGGAGACATGGGAGTGGTACGATAAGATGTTATTTGAGCTATACCATGATAGTGGAATGAGTTTAAGGCAAATGAGCAAAGCCACAACGATAAGCACACGATCTATATTTCACACGATTAAGCATTGCAAGATCCGTTTAGCTGAAAATGTAGGTGAGGATTACGCAGATTATATAAACCAAGATTTCGAGTTGATATGACACAAAAGAGAAAAAGACGAACCAAAGCCGAAATACTCGCAGCTAAAAGCGAAGGATTAGGAGATAGCTTAGAGAAAGTATTTGAAGCAACAGGAATAGCATCAGCAGTTAAGTTCATGTTTGGAGATGATTGTGGATGTGATAAAAGAAAACAGTTACTAAATGAGATATTCCCATACAGAAAGCCGAACTGCTTAACCGAAACGGAATATAAATACTTAGATGGATTTTTTAACAAAGGAAGTCAGGCTGTAACAAGAGACGAACAAAGTAAGTTATTAGATATATATAACAGAGTCCTAAACACGAACAAACAGCCAAGTAGCTGTGGAAGTTGTGTTAGAGATATGGTAAACCAATTAAAACGAATATATACAACTTATGGGTAGACCAAATAAAATAGAAAGCCCCGAAAGAATGTGGGAACTATTCCAAGAGTACAAGAGATACGTAAAGAATAACCCTATTCTTAAACATACATTTGTAGGTAAGGAAGGAAGAAGCGAATACAGCGAATTAGAGCGTCCTTTAACAATGGAAGGCTTTGAATGTTACGTTTGGGACCAAGGTGTTATAAATGGTATGGACCAATACTTTGCTAACTCAAATGGAAGATACAAACGCTTTTTGGCTATCTGTTCACGTATAAAGCGAGAAATACGCCAAGATCAAATCTCTGGAGGTATGGCAGGGATTTACAACCCAAGCATAACACAACGACTTAACAACTTAGTTGATAAGGTAGAACAGACGGTTATCGAACAGCCATTGTTTAACGAAGGACAGGAAGACGAACAAGACTAATGTTCAAGTACACAACTGCCATAAAAAAGATACGCTCATTAACCAAACGAAAGAAGGTTATACAGGGAGGAACTTCGGCAGGGAAGACATTTGGTATACTGCCTATTTTAATAGACAAGGCTGCACGAACACCTATGTTGGAAATTAGTGTAGTCTCTGAGTCTATACCACACCTTAGGAGGGGTGCGATGAAGGACTTCTTAAAGATAATGAAGCTAACCAATAGGTACGTAGATGCTCATTGGAATAGGTCACTATTAACTTACACTTTTGCAAATGGATCTTATATAGAGTTTTTCAGCGCTGACATGGACGATAAGCTACGAGGTGCAAGGAGAAACATCCTATACGTAAACGAAGCAAACAACGTAACATTTGAAGCGTATCTACAATTGTCTATTCGTACCAACAAAGAGATATATATTGACTTTAACCCTACTCAGGAGTTTTGGGCGCATACAGAAGTAGTGCCTCAAGAAGATGCCGACTTTCTAATATTAAACTACCAAGATAACGAAGCACTTGACGAGAACATAGTCAAAGAGATTGAAAGCGCAAAGGAAAAAGCAAAGACATCATCCTATTGGGAGAATTGGTGGAAAGTGTATGGACTTGGTGAGATTGGATCATTACAAGGTGCTGTGTTTAACAATTGGAAACAGATAGACAAGATACCAGAGGAAGCAAAGTTAATCGGCATAGGGTTAGACTTTGGATACACGAATGATCCTACAGCTATAGTTGAAGTTTACAATTGGAATGGTCAACGGATCATTAATGAATTGTGTTATCGATCAGGCATGCTAAACACGGACATTGCTAAGATACTTCCGTCAAACGTTCCTATTTATGCAGATAGTTCCGAACCTAAATCCATTGAAGAGATTAGAAGGTTTGGTAAAACTATTCGAGGGGTAACAAAGGGAAAGGATTCAATCAACTATGGTATACAAGTAATGCAGTCTCAAGAGTATTTGGTGACTTCTAACAGCACCAATTTAATAAAAGAACTAAGGGGTTACATTTGGGACACGGATAAATCAGGAACAAAGCTAAATAAGCCTATTGACTACAACAACCACGGACTTGATGCGCTTAGGTATCACGAGATGGAAACGATAGGATTAAAGAATGCTCAAGGCAAAT